CGTCGTGGAGGCATTGAGGGTGAAGTCAATCACCGCCTCCGCCGTCGAACTAATCGTGTTCTGGGCGTGCGTCGTGCTGTTCTGGGGAATCGCCTGCGAGGGCGTGTTGACGATGCGGGCGTTGGCCATAGCTTAGCGGGTTGAAGAGTGGCGTGATTGCGTTGTCTGGTGAGAACGGATGCGCTTCCCAGCCGTATTGAAATTACGCTGGTTCATCACATCCTCCAATTCTAGCACAAGAAGGGACTCGGCATACCCCTCTTCGGCAGCAGCCTTTTCGTTCTGCCCATCATACCGCAGAAAATCGGCAAAGGCGCCGTGAGCGGCATAGTGGAAGAACTCCATCGGGACGAGGGAGTTGGTGGTGGAATTGTAGGGCCCGTCCCACCGCTTCTTGTAGTCCACGTACACCGTGTCCAGCCCATCAGGCGGGGACACGATGTCGGCCCCGTCCGAAGTGACGTTGTACGTCAGCTCCGTCACGCTGTACGTGCCATACGGGGCCTCGTCGTAGATGCGGAGGAAGCTGCCAATCGGGTTGAGGGTGGCCTGCGTGAAGGGCACCGACCCACCACTCACCGCCCGCGCCTCACCCAGCACCAGATAGCGGGGCCAGTAGTTGATCCGCCGGTAGGCATTGTAGATGCGCCGGTTGATAAACTGGTTGACTAGGGAGTTTTCCTCAGTTGTCAGGGCGGTGTTGCCTGACAGGGCCTTCACCAACTCCAGCAGATTGCCGTAAGTGTCGGTAGTCATTACACCTTATTGGGACAGAGATGGGGGAACTTCTTCTGGTGGTAGCGAATGAACTCCTTGCTGTTCACTTCGTGCCGTCCATACTTGTTGATGAGGCGGAAGTATTCGTCAGCCGGATAGAACGCCACGGCCTTGCCCAGCCCCGGAATCGTCTTGTGGCCCTTCCAACGGCTAGCCTCGTGAGCCGCAAGGACCTCCTCCTTCTTCTCGTTCACCTTGATGAGCTCAAAGCCCGTGCGAATCTCGCGGATCAGGGCGTCCTTCACAGCCCCTTCCCCGGGCAGCTTGGTGATGATGTGCATAAAAAAGGAGGCGCACCCACCTAGGATGCGCCCCCATTCTATCAGCCGAGTGTGGTCTTAGCTGAACTTCGACAGGTCGATGACGCGAAGGGCGATGATGATCTCGCCAGCCGTCAGCGACGCAACAGCGGAGTCGGTCACCTTGACCAGCACATCCGTCTCAGACGTAACGGCCTTGACCGCCTTGCTGTAGCCGGAGGTGAACTGGTCACCCGTGTTGAACACCGGAACCGTCATCGCGTCCACATCGAGGGCGTCGATGAACTCGTCCGGGTCACCGGAGGTGGTGCCAACGTCGATCACCAGCGTGCTGGAGCCCGCGATGTCCACCGTGTTGGCGACCGCCGCCAGCTCCACCGCCGAATGGGCGGGAAGTTTGGCAATGACGCGACTACCACCGTTGCCGATGGCGATCAGATCATTGTAGTCCAGACGAACGTAGTCCGTGAAGCCGCCCAGCTCGTTAACAGTAACTTTAGCCATTGTGATGTCTCCTTGGTTAGGGTTTAGCTGAGGACGGTGATCTTGCCGTGAGCGGCAGGATGCGCCACCTTGAGGGTGCCGGTCCAGTCAACGTAGCCACGCTCGCCACCGCCGAGGTTCGGCAGGCGGGTAGAGCCGAGCGGGATGAGCTCACCCACCGCGTAGAAGTCGGGGTTGATGAGGTAGCCGGTGTCCTTGTTGGTGGTGTCCGGCGCGGTGTCGGGATTCATATCCACGATGGTGACAATGCCGTGATCCGACTGGTACTGACCAACCGCCAGCTTGATGAGGCCGGACGAGCTGTTGGCGTTGTACTGACGGAGGGCGCCGGTGGTGGCGTCCGCACGGGCGAAGTCGGTCACCACCCGGCGCAGGGCGGTGTCAGCCAGCAGCGTGAGGCTGTTGGTCGAACCGTTCTGGCGGTAGATGGAGGTGATGAGGTTGTTCAGCACCGTCTCGTTGAACGTGCCCGAGCTGTGGATGGAGCCAGCCGGGGTGCGGTAGTCCGAAGGGACATCCGCAGGACCAGCCGAGTCAATCCAGTCACCGAGGCCGCGCATCGTGTAGGCCGTGCCGCCACCGTTCTCAGCCGCACGATCCTGCGTGCCGAGGAGGACGGTTTCAACGTCACGCTTCAGCTCCTTGACGGCCTTCATCTCCGCACGGGCGATGTCCTGCGGGCCAACCGAGGAGACGGCCTGCTGGAGATCGGACACGCGGAAGGACCGGCGCCGCTTGTGGACGTAGTTGCCAAGGCGGGCCACGGAATCAAACTTGTCGTCGAAGTCGGTGACATCAGCGCCTTCGCTCACCGCCGTGGTGACGGGAGCGGACAGCTTGTCCACGCCCCACTCAACGAAGGTGGCGTTGCACTTGAACTTGTCAGCGGAGCTGAGGAGCGGCGTTTCGCTGGGAGCCAGCGTGCTAATGGCATCGTGGAGGTCCTCACGGTTGAGGGCCGCGCTGCCGGGCGAGGTGGTATCGTAGGTGTTGGAGAACGACATAACTAATTAGGATTTACGTTTCGAGAGTTGAGCTGCACGGAGGGCGATGAAGTCGTTGGCGCTTCCTGTTTGTTTGTATCGGCTTTCAATGTCCTTGAGCTGCCGGTCGAAGCGGTTTTCAGGACGCTCCGGGGCAGCCGCCGTGGAGGCGGGGGACGAGGGAGGATTAAGCGTTACGCCCTTGGACTTACCGTCCATTGGCAGCTCGCGGCGCCCGTAGATGGAGTTGGCGGCGTGAGCCACCAGATACTCAATCTGCGGGGCAATCTCAGGCACAAGACGCTTGGCCTGTTGCAGGCGGGGGTCATTGACCATCGCCTCATACCGCTTCCTCACATCGTTGTCTTCGCCATCCATCCAAGACAGCTCGGTTTTGGCCAAGGTCTTGAACTGCTGTTCCATTCCCTGACGCTGTGCTCGGAGCTGGAGCTCCTTGTACTGCGCCGGGATGTATTTGGTCTGGCGACGACGGGCGTTTCGGAGCATCTCGCGCACCTGCACCTTGGTCCACTCCTTGCCGTCTTCCGCTGTGTAAACAACGTCGTTGGGGCCAAAGTCCTCCGCCTTGAAAAGGATGTCCTCTGCCGACTCGACGAAGCTATCCACCTCTTCCTTCTGTTTCTGAAGGTCTTCGACGGTAGCAATCGACTCGTAGGGGTTGTCCTCAACCTTGGCGTCAGGGAGTTGCTGCCGAGCCTGCACAATGGCAGACTCCAGCGCGGCTGCCTTCTCCTCGGCTAGCTTGCGCTTGGCCGTGAGCTCAGCAATCCGCTTGAGCAACCCGCTCTTGCCCTTTTGGGCAAGCTCAGCGATCTCCTCATCTGTGAGGTCCTCAATTTCCTTTGAAAGAACTTCCTTCTGGGGAGCGGCCTCGGCCTTGGGTTCGCCCTCTTGCGGGGGCTCCTTGGCTTCGGGCTCCTTCGGAGGAACCGATTCAGGCTCTTTGGGAGCAGCGGGGGGCTGCTTGCCAGTAAGCTTGGCAATACGGGAGGACAGGAAATCCTTGTCCGTCATTGGCTTGTTGGTTTCCACGGCAGGTTTAGCGTCCCCCGCGTCGGACGTTACGACTTCTGACATATTTCATCCGCCATCTTTGCGCCTTGGCGACTGCGATGGGGCGGATGCTAGCATAGCTTTTCCGTACTTGACTTAATTGGTCATCCTCCGCCATTTTGCGCCTGCCTCGTAGGAGGCGCCCAATGGTGCAAAGCATAGCATTTCGCCTGCTAGGACGCTAGCGACCCACCGGACTTCCGGCTCCAACAGCCGGAGAATGGCCAATCGGGGGTGTGGCGAAGATGCGGGTTGGAGCCCCGCTTGGGCATACCTTTATGAGCCCTAAGTCCCTAGAAATCCTTCAGAACAACGAGCACTTCCTTGAGTTTCTGACCTCCTTGCACGACGCCCGCGAGCATTGGATCGCCAACCTTGAAGACCGGCCCACGGAAATGCTCCAGCAGATCGCTGGGCGCATCTGCACCCTGAACGACATACTGGAGCGGTCCAACTACAAGGTCGCTAAGGAACGCTGGGAAGCGCTCAGGCGCTAAGGCCCTGCGTGCTCACCTCGCCCATCTGGGCGGGAGCCGTACCAATCCGCCCAATCTGGGCGTTCTGCATCTGCTGCATCTGGAATTGGTACTGCTGCATATACTTGTTGAGCCGGTCTTGGAACGGCTTGTCCTGCTGGAAGCGCTGACCAACGTCCGGCTGCTGCAAATACTGCTGGATGGTTTGCATCGCCACCTGAGCGCCATTTGGGCGAGCCCCCACCTCGATGCCAGCGTAAATCTTGGACAGGTCGTCAGTCACCTGCTTGACGATCTGCTGCTGGGCCTCCTCGGCAGGCTGGAGAACGGCATCGGCCAGCACCGGATTGACGGCTGAGGCCATCACTTCCAGCATCCGGTCCATATTGATGCGGCCATTCCGGTCGAATTGGACCAAGCTCACAAACTGGTTGAGCTGGGTTTCGAGATTCTCGGGATCAGCGGCCAACACATCGTAGTTGACCACGATGTCGAAGTTCTCGTTCGGGTCGCCACGGCTGAAGCGCTGGGGATCGGACACGCCCGTGACGCGGAAGAACACCTGTTCAGGGCCAAACCGCTGGTAGCACTTGAAGGCCAGCCGGATGACATCACGAACGTGGTGCAAAAACTTGTCCACGAAGTGCTGCTGACGGATGCGGGACATCGGATTCTCGTGATCCAAGCCCATCATCGTGTTCGCCTGCTGGAGCATCGTCTGTTCCAGCTCCACGCTGCCCGGGTTGTACGGGGGCGTAGGCCCAAACTGAATCTCCCCCATCCGCCGGTAGGGGATGCGGGCCGCTGGACCGTAGTCCGTGGGCGGCTGACCCGTCACGGGGTAGAGCAGCGGCGGGATGGTCGCCATACTGTTGCGGTCGGAACGGCTGTCCCGCTCGCCCTTGATGGCCCATTGCAGGCCACGCAGCATCTCCGGCACCGTCGCCAGCTCGTACAGGCGCTTGTTGTCCTCAAACAGCTTGGTGACGACAAAAGGATAGTCGTCATAGCCGTTCAGGAGCTCAAACTTGGCATACTTGGGCTCACCATCCCGGCCCGTCCACTTCTGGTTGAACACCGTGCAGTAGATGCCCTGCGAGCCATCCTCCCGCTTCACCATCCGCTGGTAGGCGTAGATGACCTCGTACAGCTCGTTGGTCATCTGCTGGGCCGAGCGATTGGTCTCCGTGTTGGTACGGGGGTCGGTGAGATCGATTGAGACGGGCTGCTGAGCCAGCACGTTGTCCACCCAGTCGGAGTCCCATCCCTCCGTCGCCACCTTGTTCTCAAGCTGCTGGGCCGACATCAGGACGCGCAGGAAGCAATACGGCGCCTTCTGGTAGTCGGTGGTGTAGGCCGGGAAGAACACATCCCCGTCAGGGGCTAGGGCGTTCACCACCGGGCCATTCACCGACTGCCGCACCACGGACAGCTCCGTCGTGCCCGTCTTACGCAGCTCCTTCACCGCCACCTTGGCCTGCTTCTCCGTTACGCCCTTAAACTGCTGGGTGAGCAGGATGGCAATCTGGTCGTCAGCCTTGCCCTCAATGATGAGGCTGGCCAAGTCGGGACTGGCCTGAGCAATCTGCGCCAGCTCCACCCGCTGACGGAACGTGCGGTCCTCCTTCTGCCACCCCACGTAGCTCACCATAATGCCACGCTCAAAGAGGTAGTTGGCCCCCAGCTCCATCTGACGCTTGAAGTCAGGGATGTACGCCGCCACCATCCACTTCAGGAAGGCCGAAGTAACCCGAGCCCGCTGAAGGTCGCCCAGCTCTACCGGGTAGGCGCGGATGTTTGCCCGCGACAGCGCCGACATACACAGCGCAACGTAAGTGTTGATAAACTGGTCAATGAGGGGCACCTCCGTGTCCGAGGCTCCTTCAAAGGGGAAGGCGTCCGGGCCCCACTTACGCAGGTCTTTTGCTTTGTTCGGCCAGATGTTGCGTCGGTAGTCATAGCTGTCGCGGGTGGACGACAGATACCACGCCAAATCGTTCACCGTGCGGTCGTAGGCATTCTTCAGCGCAAGCACGTCGGGCTTGGCGCTTACATACGTCAAGGCCTCTTGAGTGTCATTTTCCATAGGAATACCTGCGCTTAATGTCTACGATGATGCGATTAGAGAAACCCTTGCCCACCCCAAGCTTGTCGCCCAGCCGCTCAGGAGAGACGGGCTGGTAGCAGGCTGACAACGCTCGCGTCAGGATTTCAAAGCCCAACAGCCGATCCACCTGCTCAGCCTGCCACTCAGGGCAAAGTGACAGGTCACTTTCCTCCGAGGGCTTCGTGCCGGTAGGTTTTGCCGCCATTGGCGTCTTCGATGACATCTACGTTGATTAGCTTGCCCACCAGCCTATCACACCAGCTCGGTTTGACGGCCACCAACACCTTGTCGCCCAAGCCCTTCTCGGGGATGCAATACAGCCAATGCGGGTTGGGAGCAGCCTTCAGGGCCCGCATCAGCAGCCGCTTGGGCACCGCCAAGGGCACGGCCACGGCAAGGCGCACCTTGTCGGCACCTTCCTCTGTGAAGTATTGCCGTCCCTTCACCAGCTTCCAGTCCTTGTCGGACAGCTTCTCGTCCCTAATCTTGGCTAGCTGGAACTTAGTAATCTTCAGTTCCTTGGCCAAATCGGCAAATGGAATCTCAGTAGTAGGCATTTTTAGGTCTGGTAGTGGCCATCTGGCCGGGGGCTATGTAACGAATGTCGGCCACGGCGGCGTAGCGGAGAACGTCAATCGGGTCTTTCCACGCCTCATCCAACCCACCTTCCGCCGTATACTCCTGAAAGGCTTGGATGATGTTCTCGCAGCGGTCTGAGATGTACAGGTGCGGGCGGTTGAGGGCGTCCATCGGGGCCTTCCGGTTGTAGGCCAGCTTCGTCTGGATGGCCTGCAAGCCCTCCTCGATGTCCAACCCCGGGGCAGGCATAAACACCAACCCGGCATCCTCAAGGTCAGCAATAACGGACGATACGCCGGTTTGTGTCTGATATCTGGCAGCACCAAGGCGGGGGTCAATCAGCCGCTCAAAGATGGCGTCCCCCGTTTCGGCCTCCATCCCGGTGATGAGGTCAACGTAGTCACGTATCCCGTAACCAAGGCCCTTGGACCCTTCCGCGCCCACCCACTTGCCGCCCTGCCACTTAGCCCAGTCGCCCACGTTGATGTCCGGCCACTCCCGATAAACCCACCACGTATCCGACTCATCCACCGCCACCCACGCCATAAACCAGTTCTTCCGGCCAGCAGGGTCTAGGATGAGATACTTGGTCGTACCCTTCAGGTTGATCGACTTGTGCTCCACCACGTTCACTTCCCGGCTGAAGTTGGGAAAGCGAGTGGACAGCGACTTGGTCGCTATGCCGTAGGCACGGGTGAGGATTTCCGGCTCCGGCCTGTTCGCTAGGTCCTTGGCGATACGGTCGTAACCACCGAAGGGGTTGTCCCTACTGTGGAAGTAGATGATGCCTGCATCCCGGTTCCTTGAACGCTGTAGGTATGGGACGCTCCGGCCACCCAGAAGCTCGGCGGGCTTAGATCGGAAGGTTTCCGCTCCCTGCACGTAGTCTCGGACAACCTCGGTGTATCCGTCGATAGGTGTAAAAGTAACGACCAGCTTGCTGTTGCGAGTAGCGAGGCGAAAACGAAGAGTCCCAAGGAGCTCCGGGCCGACGAGATATTCGTCACACCAAGCGCCAATGTTAAGCCAGCTAGGACTCCGGCTACCAAGCTCAGCACCCTCAAGGATTGTGTCGTTGTTAAGGAATTGGGCATAAGTCTTGAATATGATCGAGCTCTTGCTGACGGGCAGGATGAGGCTGGACTTGGAGAACCCGTTCTTGCGGGTGTAGGACACGTTCTCCTCCGTCCCCAGCACCTTGGTCTTAAACTCCTCGGGCAGGGCGTCGTACACCGCACTCTGCTGCTGTCGGATGGACACATCCGCATTCTGGGCAAAGCACATTATGACCGACCCCGGGTTCTCCACCGCCGCCTTCACTACGGCGTGGGCCGCCCAGCTCGTCTTCCCGCTCCGATTGCCCCCGCTCACCAGCAGCTCGGAATGCACCGTCAGCAGCTCCTCTGCATCCTTCCAATGGGGCAGCTTCCAGCCATACCTGTACGGGTCCCGCTTGCTGTTCGCAATGGCTGAATGGTAGACCTCGTGAAGCTTGAGGACATCCTCCGGCTTCATTGCCGCCAACTCCTCGTCAGTCGGCGGCTTTAAGACCTCGTGCGGTTCCCAGACTAGGGCCATTAGTAAAGGAAAGCCTCGTTTTCTTTAATGCCGAAAATCGTAGTTAAAGGAAAGCTCACTTTCCTTGGCGTATCTCCAGCTTCCAGCACCAGAAGCCTATGGTGCACGACCAGTAGCCACCCCCCGTAAAGGAATACTGACCGTAATGGCGCTTGCCCGTAGACACATCCGTCCAAGACGACGTAACTATCGCCTTGGTAATCCAAATGCCAAGGCTGGGCCTATTGCAGGGAAGCCAAGAGACTCTCATACACCCTCCACAGGTTTCGTCACCACCTCAATGCTGCTCTCCTTCAGCTTGGCCTTAGCCTCCTCAATAGCCTTCATCGCATCCTCCAAGCTAGGGGCACTACTCTTGTGCTCCACCGTCACCCTGTTCCCCTCCGTCGCCATAAAGAACTTGTCCGCATAGATGCCATAGCTCATCGCCAAATCACGTAAGTTGGTACGAGCCAACATCTTGTCGTCCTCAGCTAGCATCTTCATCTTCTCCTGCTGGAGCATTCTCGCGCCCTCAATCAGCTCCATTGCATCCTGTGCCACAATCTCCTTCCTCTTGTCTATCAAGCCCTTATGCCGGGACCTAAGCCCCACCAGCGTGTACCAATCCACGTTCTCCTCACGCACAATGCTCTTCCAGCTCTTCCCCTCGGCCATCAGCTCCAACAACCTAGCCGCCCGCTCAGGCTGACGCGCCTCAATGCTACGGCCATTCTCCCCAGCAGCCACTATGGCCCTAGCCACTTCCTTCCTGATGGCAGCTCGTTCGCTCATACCCCCATATGGGGACTATTCCCCATACCTGTCAATCCGGGACAGGCAGGCCCATAATAGGACTTTTTTAAAAAATCTTCGTTCTTCGTGTAACTTTCCACCCTTCTGCCCCGTCCCTGAATACCATTCAGTTACAGGAAGCGTTTGTAAAAAAGTTTAAAGGTCGGATTGACCCAATAGTTCTGGAACCCACGGGCGAAGCCCGACCCCCTCCCCCCCCTGCTGAGTTCGCCGTTACCCCGGGTGACGCGAGCGAAGTAGGACGAGTTGTACAGGTGATTGGACGACGGCTTGGCCGTGTTCTAGATTCGCCCGGGGTCTTTGAGCCGAGGCCCCTTCTGAGGGGCGCGTGCGATCCATCGGCTGGCTTGGCAGCGTTCTGATCCAAGGGCCTAGGGGCTGGCCCCTAGGCACATAGTTGAAGCCTAAATGCGTGCAACGGCACAACAAAAAAGCCCTAGGGGGTGAGCCTAGGGCTTGCGTGTGCGAGGGATGCGTTAGGGTGTCAACCTATCTCCCGGGGTCCTCGTACCCCTTTTTGGGCTTGGGTCTGGTGGGCTTATCAGGCCCGCCGTAGAGGATGAGATAGAGCAGAACGCTACAGATGGCTAGCAGGGCTGCGAGAGCGCCGAGGGCGAAGTCGGCAAATCCGCCAAGCATATGCTTCATGATCCGAAGAGGTCCTGATAGGACGCGGCGTTGTGGTGGGAGGGGGAGGAGTTGGCGTGCTCGATGGAGCCGTAGTATTCCTTGGCGGAGCGCCAGTTGGTGGACTTGGGCGCAATGTATACCTTCTCCTTCTTGACGAAGGAGGAGATGGACAAGGGCCGGTGGGGCTTGCGGGTGGACCATTCAAGGGCGGTGAAGTCCTTGACGGGTGAGCAGTCGAGTGGCGTGGCGCAAGCTACGGCTTCCCTAGTGGTGCCGAAGGCGTAGCCGTAGCCCGGGATGCGGGCGGAGACTAGGCTGGCTTGGTCGTCCTTGACGATGGTGAGGCGCTTGGCCTTGGCATCGAGGAGGGCGAAGGCGAAGTAGCCTTCGATGGAGGCAAGGCCTGCCGTGCCCTTGTCCTGCATGGCGCGGAGGAGAAGTTCCGAGTCGCAGGTGGTGGACGAGTTCTTGTAGTGGTCAGACTCGACGATGCCGTTGTGGACGAGAGCTTGCTCTACGTCCAGCATTGGATGCGTGTTGTCGAGGGACTTGCCACAAGTGGCCTTTCGCCCGTGAATGATGAGGGCGGAGCCATCGGAGGGCTCGTTGTAGCCCACTTGGTCGTGCCAGCCTTCCGACCAGTCGGTGAGGCGATTGGTGAGGAGTGGGTTGGATGAGCGGATATGGGCGAGCTTGCCGGAGCGTGAAATCCACGCTGCGCCGAAGCCATCGCGTTCGCCAGTGCGCTCGAAATAGCGCCAAGCGTGGCGGATGATGGAGTTACGCTGGGAGGGCTTGTGGCCCGTGAGGAAGAGAAGCTTACACATTGTAGTGATAGTAGGATTATTCGCTGTCGGTGGTCGTGTCGGTAGCAGCAGTGGTGTATTGCGCTGGATTGAGTTCTCGATGGCGGGCTCGCCAGAATGCGAGGTCGTGCGCGGGCAGCGGAAGCTGCTCAAGGGTGGCGATACACGAGCCAGCCTTGGGGCCGCGAGACACAGCACGGATTAGTTCGACGAGTCGGAGCCAGCTAAGCACCTTGGTGTAGTCTAGGGTGGCAGAGCCGCATCGAACTTCGATGGTCTTATGCGCAGTCCACGACAGCACGTTAACGGCGCGGTAGCGGTCGTGAGGGGAAACGCCCCACTTGCAGTAGGTGTTGTCTCGACGCGAGGCTGGCAGCAGTTCCATTAGGGCGTGTAGCCACTTGTCCATCACCTTTGCGCGGGCAATGACCTCTGAGTATGACAGGCTTCGTGCGTCGAGGTGTACGTGCAGCCCGCACGACTTGTTGACGCGCAGGCCAAGCGTTGCGAAGCGCTTGCACAGGTTGAACAGACGGGGTTCCGCAACTGCTCGGTCGAGCAGGACGCGAATCTCGTGGCCCTGTGCGTCGCCGGGAGGGCGAATTGATCCGTCACTTGCAACCCGTGTCCATATCGGAAGTGCTTGGATCAGTTGCTTGCGCTCGATTAACCCGTAAGATTCGAACTCTAAGCCTACTGCGTGTTGGTAGTTGTACAGATCGCAGCTTGTATTGCGGGACCATAGCGACGAGAACTGCTTGCCCGGGGCAAGCGGGATGCTCGACAGCAATTCGTACACGCGCTCTGTGAATGGCTTGCGCAGGGGGTCCGGTACGCTGTCATTGAAGCGGCGGACCCGATAGTTGCGTATGCTACTGCAATTGTTGGGTGCCATACAAAGTGTCTTTGGATTGGTGACCCTGCCGCGCAGTCGCCGGAATCGCTTGGGCGTGTTTTTGCGGAATAGGCAATCTGGCACGAAAACCATTTGCTGGTTCGCCTCTCGCAATGCAACGGGATACGAACTTGTGTCCATTAGGTCTGCAATGTAGTTGGCGGCGCATATGCCGGTGTGCTCGTCGGCTGGAAGGCCCGAGGTAGTGGACCAAACAAGTCCAGAGTGCTGGATAACGTTGTCGAGGTGGTGACGGATGGAATACCAAGTGATGGTTTTCATAGGTAGGGTGATAGTAGGTTAGGCGCCGATGCAGTCGTTGTCGTTGGGATTGGCGAGGCAGATGGCGTCCCAAGTGCTCTCTTTCTTCTTCAAGTGGGCGCGCATCAAGTCGCACAGCTTGGTGTAGGTCGCGTAGGCGCCAGCCTCGTCGATGGTTTCGATGGCGTTGGAGCCGAGCCCGTAGGCGAGGCGGAACAGCGCCCGCTGGGCGTTGTCGTATTCCTTGTAGGCGTTGTAGTTGGCGCGCTCGGTGGCGCTCAGCTTGTACTTAGCTTTCATTGTCGTGTGTCGCGTAGTCACGCGCCAGTCAGGCGCGGCCCAGAGCCGGGCGAGCAACCCCCGAAGAGGGGGAAAAGAAGAAGGTGTAGGTGCACACATCGGCAATCTGCCGGTTGTGCTGCGAACGGGCGAGGAACTGCTCGCTTACGTCGATGAGCTCGGAGGCGTCGTGGCCCCATTTGGCGAGGAAGTCGTCGCACTCTCGGCACTCGTGGTCGGACAGGTCGCCCTGCTCGCCATAGGCGATGTAGCACGCCCAGTAGGCGGGTAGTTCGTACTTGCGGGTGTTACGCAATGTGAGCTTCATATGTGGAAGAGTCGTATGGGGGCGATACCCCATTAGGAGGTGATAGTAAGTACGAGGGTTAGTTCTTGCGGAAACCATACGAGAGGAGGGTCTTGTAGAACTTCCGAGCGCTTTCGATGGACAGCTCGACCTCAACGTCCTCGGAGTTGAAACGAACGGTGGTGACGGTGGCCGTGTCTTCGCGATGATTGATCGCGAAGATGTGGCGGACGTAACCCTTTCCGCGAATGTATTGCCCTAGCGTGTGCGTTTCCTCAAAGGCCTCGTCGTCGTAATCGCTCCGCGACCGCGTATCGCGCCGGTCGTTGGAAGCCGACTTATCCATGATGCTCGACGCGCTGTGCCTATCGGCCTCGTCGTTCTTGCGGTCACGAATGTTGTTACGCGAACGAATAGAATCAAAATCCATACTTACGTCGGGCGCCTCGGAATCGGGCGCCGTGGTGTTTGTGGTAGCTGTGGAGGACTGGGTGAGCTTGTGGGTCATACGAGCCCCCGGAACACACAGACGGGGCCCTAAAGCAATTCGTAGTTTTACGTGGCGCGCTTGCGCGCTACGTAATAACTATGAGTTGCTTTGGGGTGGATGTGTGTTTCGGGTATGCAGGGGCCGGATGACCCACAAGCGATCCGCGTCCCCTCAGATACCACTTACCACGGTGCCCGATTCCTGCCCGACCTGCTAGCCCCTGCTCGGCTACGAGCGAAGCTCCAGCCGAGATATTGAATTGACAGACCCCTTGAGGGGGCTGTCTTTACGGGGTGACCCTAAAGACTGCGGAGGGCGGTTGGGGCGAGGGGCCCCAATCCGGTCCCGGAGCCGTACTGGAGTTGCGCGTGAGCCGCAGCGAACGGCAGCAGGGGGGCGTCGCGGGGGGCTGCAAGCCCCCTGCGTCTCCGCCCATTTTCTGCGGCCCGCGTGAGCGGGACGCTTGCACACCGTCGCGGAGCCCCAAAGAATGCGGGATGTGATAGTATTAGGGATGCGTAACAAGCTTGCTGGCAAGTATACGGGGAAGAGCGAGAGCAGTCGTTACTATGCTACGAACCCGGAGGCGAGGCGTAGGAAGAACGCCTACAATAAGCGATATCACGCGACGGAGGAGAGGAAGGAATACCGGGCGGAATTGAACGCTGCGAACCGCAGGATGGGCAGCGAGGGCGACGGGAAGGACGCTAGTCACACGAGGAGCGGGCGTATTGTCCTGGAGCGGGCGACCAGTAACCGGGCAAGGAACGGCAATGGTGGACGACGGCTGTTGTAGGCGACGGTCGGGAACGGGGCCGCAGCGCGGCCCGGTTCGGGGGTTTGGGCGGGGTAGGACGGGGCGGCGAACTCGGCAGGGGGGGGGAGGGGGTCGGGCTGAGCCCGTGGGTTCCACAATAAACGGTCACAACCCTATGATAGTGAATATCATAATTTCGGTCTGTGCTTTCCGCGCAGAAAAACACCCCGGCGGGATCAACTTTGCTTGACAGACGAAGGTTGCGTGTTACGGTGAGTATCGCCAGTCGTTCTATGTGTTAATCGTATGGGAGTGTCGCCCTGTACGGTGGAACCCACCTCACGCTTAGCGGGGGTGGGTTTTCCGTTTCTTAGGTTAGAAGGGTAGATGGTCTGGCTCCGACCTGTGCAAGGCGGTTCTTGGGCCTACTGGCGGGGAGCCTGACGAATTTACCAACTCCCCTTAATGTTGGCTCCTTTGGGAGTGAACGTGCCGAGAACCACGGGCAATGGCCTACCAGCGTGGCGGCAGCACCCGGAAACCTCGTCTCTCGGCAGACAGCGTTCTAGTGGTTCATCCAGCAATGGGTGAACTCTGCCCCCGTGTTCCTGCATCAGCACCAGCGTCCTATAGGGAGCTAAAGTGTGATGTAAGTCGATGAATGGGAGAGCGAAACAAATCTCCTAAAGAAAAAGCTCGTAGACCCTAACAAAAAGTGATTGGGTGGTGGGGATGAAAGACAACACATTGAACCTCACCTGTGAAGATCAACTTCAGCTTGCTGTGAAGTTTATGGCGTGTGAATACGCCATTGACGGGATGCTGCGGCATTTCCCGGCTCCTGAGTGCAAGGAGCAGGAGCACGCTGTGAATTGGGCCAAGGACACGCTTGGCTGGCTGAAGGAGTGCCGTGAGGCGGCTGGGCTGCCTTACGACTACAAGGACATCACCGAATTTTCCCTCCCGTTCTTGGGGGGCAATGACCAAACCAACAACCAAAACTAACCATATGCCAATCGTAAAAGCTGAGAGTAAGGGTATTGATCCGGTGCCTGCTGGTGTCCATCAGGCCGTTTGCTATGCCGTCATTGATCTGGGGACGCAGGACCCGGGCAACCCGCAATTCCGGCCCAGCCGGAAGGTGATGCTGATGTGGGAGCTGCCCCACGAAACCATCAGCACGCCGGATGGGGTGAAGCCGCGCATCATCTCGTCTGAGTACACGATGTCCATCGGCAAGAAGGCTACGCTGCGTGGCGTGCTGGAGAGCTGGCGTGGGCGTCCGTTCACGGCGGATGAGCTGAATGCGTTCGACCTGAAGAACATCCTTGGGGCGAATTGCCAGCTCAACGTGGTACACAAGCCGGGGAAGGCCGATCCCAGCCGCGTGTATGCCCGCATTCAGGGCGTGGTGCCGCTGGTGAAGGGGATGGCCCCGCTGAAGCCGGTGAGCGATGTCATCCTGTACGACATCCCTGAGAATGGTCCCATCACGCTGCCCAAGGCGCTGCCTGAGTGGATTGGGGCGAAGATCACGGCCTCGGATGAGTACAAGCAGCGCACCGGGGGCGGCATCACGGAAGCCACTACGGAGAGTGGTGGAAATGGTGTTGACGAAGACATACCCTTCTGATCCTACTGAGGGGGAGGCGACACCTCCCCCTCTTTTTTTCCTATGAACACAAAGAACGTCAGATTCAAACTACTGGCTAGCCCGCTGCACAATCTGGGCTATTGGCTGGCCAAGGCCTGCACGCACCGGACGAACGCTCTCTATTCCACGGGCTGGGAGAAGGAGGAGGAGCGCAAGTCGATGCGGATGGCCGCTCGGCACGTTTCCCGTTGCCTGAAGACCGCAAAAGCGGAGGGGCTGCTGTGATCGTCCTTCTCTGCCTGCTTGCGTTCGCCATTGGGGTGAACGTGGGCGTCATCATTCAAAGCGAATCTGGTCCTGACAACAACGACTATGACTGACACACCAAGAACGGAAGCGGCCAAGCTGGAGGTGCTGCAAGTGGGACGCCCCGCACGGGTGAAGGCCTCCTTTGCGGAGGAGCTGGAGCGTGAGAACGACGAGCTCCACATAGCCGTAAATGTGGCAAGAGACCTCATCAAAACACTTCAGGGCGAGAATCAGATTCTCCGCGAGGAGCTTGAGCAGCAGGCCATCTGCAATGGGGCAGGGGCCTCGCGGGAGCTGTCCTTGCGGGCCACCATTGACGCCCTTCAGAAGGAGCTCTGCGTGCTGCGGGAGCGCATCGTGAAGGAGGGCTACATCGTCACCAACTTTGATGGGACGATTGAGCTGGCCATCGACCCGTGGCATAAGCGGGAGAAGGAGGTGAAGCCGTGAGCAAAGGACTAGTCCCGAATCGCCGGATACACGTAATTCCGGTCGGCGGAATTGAGCCCATCCACGCAGCATCCGAAAACTGCGAGTGTCAGCCGTATTGCGAGGAAGGCGGGACGACCGTGCATCACGCTTTTGATGCGCGAGAAGTCCGTGAAAGGCACAATCATCAACGACCCGACGAAAAGTGGGTATTAGTAACGGAGCTGTCGTGAAACCAAACGCAATTACAAGCTATCACATTAGTCTCGACGGACTCCCTTATCAAGGCGAGCAAGATGCCGTTGAGCCAGCGCCGCCACGCAATGCCTATCATTCTCCCATAACTCGAAATAAGATCAAGATTGGGCATCTGCTCGACCAGCCGCTTTTAATTGAAGGAAATCGCAACCTGCGGAGCCATATCGACAGAATCCTAACTAGATTGAGCGAAGGCCAAAACATTTCAACAATTAAAATCACCAGATTATGACCAAAGCTAAAGAAGCGGCGCTTTTTCTCTCGACTTTCAACTCTTGGAGGCGAGGCAATGACAGTACGGAAGCTTTCGACCCTGCGGAGGTTGGTGCCGCAATCGACGACGCTGTAAACCTGCTCCGCCGGTACGACGAAATGGAGCGCGAGAACGCCGCGCTGCGGGAAAAGGTAGATGACTGGGAGAATGCGGTAGCGCACGCCCTAGATAATCGGTCCGAAGAGCAACACTGCACGTGTGTTGCTCCCTTAGTCGGAAAGGTAAAACAACTGGAGCGCGAGAACGTCGTGTTGCACGCTACGCTCTCCGTGTTTGAAGCCGTAAGCAAGGAGGCACAGTCTTGAACGCCAAGCTCATCAGCATCACCCAGCCCTGCGCCGACCTGATTCAGCAGGGCATAATCACGGCGGATGACCTCATCGCCTACTGCGCTCGGGTCAGCAATCCCAGCAACCAGCTCAACACAGAGACGGCTCCTCGCCTCCTCGCCTACTGCATCAGGCACGGCCATTGGTCCGTGTTTGAGACGGCGAGTATGACGGTTGAGGTGGAGACCAGCCGGGCCATTGCCGCCCAGCTTCTGCGTCATCGCTCGTTCACGTTCCAAGAGTTCAGCCAGCGCTATGCTACGGCCTCTGAGTTTGAGCCCGTAAAGCTACGCAAGCAGGACACGAAGAACCGGCAGGGCAGCGGCGAGCTGGTCAGCGACTCCCAGCAATACGCAGAAGTGGAGGCGTCCATTCAGGACGCGCATCGCACCTACCAATACCTCATCGCCTGTGGCGTTAGCAAAGAAACCGCCAGAATGGTGCTCCCTCTGTGCACCCGCACTCGGCTGTATATGACCGGCTGTGCTCGTTCTTGGATACACTACTTCGACCAACGCTGCGCGGAGCACACCCAGAAGGAACACCGTGAGCTGGCCTGCCTCATCCGTGAGGTATTTGCCAAGCAATTCCCCAACGTGTGGAATGCGCTGCAACTAAGGGAGGCCAAGCCTTGAGCGAACTGGCCCTTGCCGCCCTGTTCCAAGCCATCGTGCAGATTGAGAGCGGCGGCAACCTCAAGGCTCGCAACGGGGACGCCTACGGGCCAGCCCAGATCAAGCCTGTCGTGGTGGAGGACCTGAAGCGTGCAGGCTACGATGTCTCCCTGCGCGAGCGGGGCACGATGGACGGGTCCTTTCGCCTGTTCAAGCTGTACACCCAGCATTGGATACAGCGGCGCAAGCTGAAGGACTCCGCTAGGACCCGGGCGAACATCTGGCGTTATGGCCCGTTCAACGCCAAGACCACGCACAACGACGCCACCTACTACTCCAAGCAGGCGGAATTTTTGATGAGCAGGAAAAAATAGTCTTTACTTCTGACGCTTCCGGCGTCAGCAACGACACGAACACATAACACATATGAGCGAACATTGGTACACACGCGACGGAAAGAGCAGCCACACGCGGCTTACGAAGAAGGGCACGGAAAGGGCCACCACCCTCCGTGACGCACGGGTTGAGGGCTTGCTGCCCTCGGTCTCCTCCATCCTCAACGAGGCGCACAGCCCTGAGCTGGAGCGCTACAAGCAATCGCGCCTGCTGGACGCCTGCCTGAAGTTCACGCCCGACGCCTTCTCGACCACGGAGGAGTGGAAGAAGGCCATCCGCGAGGAGGCTGACCGCGAGATGGTGGAGGCCCAGCAATTCGGCACCGCCTTCCACAAGGCGATGGAGACGGGCGAGCAGATTGACGGGATGGATGTCTTGGTCGCCTCCACCAAGGGCGCTATGGATAAGCTGGCCCTCGATGGGCTGGAGATTATTGAGCAGGAAGTGGTTCTCGTCAGCAAGGATATGGGCTACGCTGGCACCACGGATGTCCGTTACATCCGCAACGCCCGCAATGGCATCCTCGACTTCAAGACCACGAAGACCACGGCGGGTGAGCCCGTGCTGCTGAAGATGTCGCACAAGGCCCAGATTGCGGCCTATCACCACGCTGCCTTCCCGTGGCTCAACCCGTGGGAGCGCGAGGGCATCAACGTCTACGTCAGCAAGACCGAGCCCGGGCGCGTCGATGTCGTCAAGTATACGGCTGAGGAGCTTGAGATTGCGTGGCAATGGTTCGACGCCTGTGCCCGCCTGTGGCGCATCCGTCGTGGCTACGACCCGCGCAAGGAGGTGGTGTCTTGAGCGCCGACCTTCCGCATTCCGAGGAGGGTGAGCGCATCATCCTCTCCTGCATCCTTCTCGATGGCCCGCCTTCCTTGGCCAAGGCCATTGACGGGCGCATCGACGAGGGCTGCTTCTACCTGCCCCAGCACCGCAAGCTGTGGCGTGCCATCCAATGGCAGCACAAGAACAACCATCCGCTTGAGCTTCACGCCTTGGCTGAGGAGCTGAAGAAGATGGGCAAGCTCGACGAAGTGGGCGGCATCCCGGGCCTCGTGGAGATGACGCAGCTCGTCTGCACCACGGCCCAGCTCAACCATTGGATTGATGTTGTGCGCCAGCACTACGTGATGCGTGAGCTGCACTCTACCTGCACCCGGATGGCTGAGAAGACGCTGGCCCATAGCGGCGGGGTGGAACCGTTCGTGCTGGAAGTGAATAACCTCCTGACAAAGCATCACGCTGGCACCAAGCAAGTGACGCTGGCCGACGCCTCGGACGAGGCCATTGCCCTCATCGGGCGCATTCAGGACGGCACGTACACGGACAAGGACACGGGCATCGACTTCCCGTGGCCCGAGTGGAACCGGCGCTTCGGCCTAGCCAAGCCCGGTGAGCTCATCATCCTGTCCGCCCGCCCGGGTATGGGCAAGAGTAGTTGCTGCCGCCAGATTGCCCAGCATTGGTGCAAGCAGGGCAAGGTGTTGCTGTTCAGCCGCGAGATGCCCGTCAAGCAGATGGCCCCGCTGTTCGCTCAGACCACCACGGGCATCAGCTTCCGCGACATCCTCGCTGGTCGCTCGACGATGGACGACATCGAAACCTTCAAGCGTGAGCTTGGCAAGGTGAGGGCGCTTCCCATCGAAATCTACGATCAGGACCGGACGCTCAGCCACATCGTCACCCGGGCCAAGGCCTTCGCTCAGGTGAGCAAGCCCAAGGCCATCTGCGTTGACTACCTCCAGCGGTATGACGCCCAGCAGGAGCGCGGGGAAACCCGCGATATGGCCCTTGGTCGCTTCACGATGGCGATGAAGGACCTAGCCATCGAGCTACAGGTGCCTGTGGTCCTGCTGGCCCAGCTAGGCCGCAGCGTGGAACGCGAGAACCGCGAGCCCCGGATGTCTGACCTCCGCGAGAGTGGTAATCTGGAACAGGACGCCGACCGCATCATCTTCCTGAACGCGCCGGACCACCGGCCTGACGGGGTAATGCAGCAGCTCACGGATAATGACTTGCGTTTCATCTACGTGGACGCCATCCAAGCCAAGGGTCGCAGCGACGGCACGGGCCGTTGCGGAATGATGTTCGACCGTCCCATCACCAAGCTAATGTCCCACCAGCCCGCCTGATGAACTCTGAAAACCTTTCCGAAAAGTCCCTTGAACTCATCCTCGGGGACCGCAACGACTCCTACGGCACGCCCGCCGACGACTTCAACGGCATTGCCCTCATCTGGAGTGGCATCCTCAACCAGAAGCTCAAGGACGAGATTACTGGTGAGGATGTCGCCCTTATGATGGTAGGCCTCAAGCTGCGCCGCGAGGCCCACAGGGCCAAGGAAGACAACCTCGTGGACGCCCACGGCTACCTTCATTGCCTGCAATGGCTACGCACCGGCCTGCGTCCGGCACGGGGGTACGAGCAATGAGCTTCGGATTCGACGTATCTGAGACGATGCGGTCCATCCGCACCATCTTGGAGAGGCACACCAAGAATATGGATTGGAACGAGGCGCTGCCCGACGAGAAGCAGAAGGACCGTACATTCCGGCGCATCACCGATCCAGAGATCATCATCGCCATCGACAAGGCCATCAGGGAGCCCGGTGCCCAGAACCAGCTTGTGGCCGAGAAGTATGGCGTCAGCCGCACCACGGTGTCCAACATCCGCAGGCGAGGGTCCCAGTATAAGGGGATGCCTGAGACCGAGGCTGGCATCCGCAAGTGGCTGAAGGCCAAGGATAAGAAATACCGTGAGAGGGGCAAAGTCTGAACTAACTAGGGCTGGCGGCAAATGGACAGAGGCACGCTATTGGTCGTTCTTGCGAAGCGCCTTACGGCGTGCCTTTGTTCGCTGGCCCGTAAACTACGACGCTCGAAACGGCTCCCGCAGGCCATACGTGGGCCCGTCCAAGCAGCAGAAGTGGGAATACGAGTGTTCGATATGCAAAGGCTGGTTTCCAATGAAGGCGACACAGTTGGACCACGTAAACCCGTGTGGGCGCTTGACAAGTCTCTCCGACCTCCCGGGTTTTGTGGAGAGGCTTTTCTGCGAAAGAGAGGGGCTCAGGGTGCTGTGCAAGCCGTGCCACCAAGAGGTGACCAATGCAGCTAGACATCTTCGGACAGAAGGAGGAGGCGCCCAAGCCATCCCCGAAGGAAATCCCGAAGCTTCCCCCGAAGCTCCACCACCTAAGCGCCCTGCAAAACGCAGAAGAGTGGATGTTCCAAAAGGCCCGGCCTTACACGGTAAGGAAGTTCGGACCGAATAAGACGCTCATCGAGAATCTATGAAGACCACCGGCCTGTTCACCACGCACAAAGTAGCCATCAAGCAAGCCTCCGACAGGCCGATAAAGATCATCCCCTTTGGGGACGTACATCGTGATAGTGATATGCATTGCGGCACGAAGTGGCGGGAGTTTCTGGCCTACGCCAAGAGCCAGAAGGACGCCTACTTCATCGGGATGGGGGACTACTTCGATGGGATGTCCACCTCGGAGCGGGAGGGGCTGAGCCGCAGCAGCCTGCACAACACCACGATCAAGAACATCGAGAAGCTCTACAGCGAGTGGATTGATCGGATGAGCAAGGAGCTGGCGTTTATGAAGGGCCGCATCATCGGGATGCTGGGCGGCAACCACTTCTTCGCCTTCAACAGCGGGATGAGCAGCGACACGATTCTATGCCAGAACTTGGAAGCCCGCTTCCTAGGCGTCTGCTCCTTCATCCGCCTGAGCATTCAAACGCAGACCAAGAGTAGGGGTAGGTCTGCCTGCTTCGACATCTTTGCCCATCACGGGGCAGGGGGAGGGAGTACTCCGGGCGCTACGTTTAACACCATCGAGAAGATGCAGCAAACTGCCGATGCCGACCTCTATTTGATGGGCCACGACCACAAGAAGGGGTGCATTCCTTCATTTCCTAGGCTTCGTTTGGCAGAGGGGAAGGGGAGCCTCACCATACGGGAAAGAACCCCTTGGCTGGGACGCACGGGCAGTTTCCTGAAGGCCTACGAGGACGGCACGGTGAGCTACAACGTGGATGCCGCCCGCTCAGCCTGTGCCCTTGGCTGGATTGAGTTCGACGTTGCCGTCAAGCGGATATCTGGAGGCGGCAATGACCATCTGGAGGTGTCCGTCCGTGGGACCTGCTGAGGACAAGGGCAGCCCCCTGTTCCGCCTTACAGGGGTGATGGAGACGGTCCTTACTACGGACGGCAGCGGAGGCTACGCCAAGTGGTATCCCGGCAAGAACTGCTTCGTTGTCACCAGCCAAGCCCCCCGCACGGATGGCGGCTACTACCTGCGCTGCGAGGTAGTGGGAGGGCCTGAATGCGGCAGGCCATTCCTCATCGACTGTGAATGGGACTGTCCCGAGGAGTGGGACAAGATGTGTACGTGGGCGGGCTAGCGCGAAGTAAACCCGTTGCGTATCTGATACTGCACCTCTGGGGTGAGCACGCCATCCCGGCGTAGGCGCTGCACAAACTTGGCCGCAGCATCCTCCCCCCCCTGCTGCCGCAGGGCCTGCGTGGCCTGACCAATGGCCCGAGCCCGCTCCCCTGACTGAACAGGCAACTTGGCAAAGATGTCCGATAGGGGAGCCTTGTTCCGAAGGTCTTCCCGCAGGCCAGAACTCATAGCCTCGTACAGCCCCTTGCGCCTCACCCTATTGTCCCCAGCCATCTGGAACAACTCCTTCTCTATCTTGGACTTCCGCATCGGGTCTCCCTTGTACTTCTCCTTCAGGCGATCCACGATTTCGGAATCGCTCTCCTCGATGCCTCGGGGCATCGGCTCCGTGTAACCAATGGCAGCGGCAGCAATGAGGCGACTGGGCACACCTGCTTCCTCCATAATCGCTATGGCCTTGGCGTCCCCATCCTTGCCTGAACGCCTCACGGCAGAAAGGTAGAGATCGCGGAGCTGGCGTTGGGCCGTAGCATAACGGGCCGAGCTCTCCTGATAGAGGAGGGCTTCGTTCACGTTGTCGTAGGCGCCCGTCTCTCGGTTGATGCGGTCACGAATGATGCGGCGGTAGCCTTGAAGCTCGCCCGCAATCGGGGTGACGGCATCCTTGAAGGCAGGCAGCATCGCCTTGTCGTATTGCAGGGTGGTGGTGCGGATGCCTGCAAGGCGACGGGCAACGTCCTTCTCCGTGAACACCGTGCCCATCGGGCTGACGACATCGCGGGAGGCTTTCTCCGCACGGGCAAGGGTGCCAGCAAAAAACTGAGGCAGGAAGGCGCGACTGGCGAAGCGCTCAAATAGGGCCACCTTGTCGTTGGTGGGGCTGATCTCGCTGTTGCTGCCGTAGTACTTGTTGGTAATCATCTCGATAGCTGGTGTGGCCAGCGGACCGAGATCGTCACCAAAGATGATGCTCTTGGCGTAGGGCAGGGGGTTCTCTCCGCGAAAGGCCTGCGCCAAGACGTTGCTCATATTGGCGTAGGGCATCACGTAGTTCATCGGGAAGTAGGCAAACTCGCCCTTTTCTCGATTGGTGTAGAAGAAGGCGTTGGCCTTGTTCCGGTCGAAGCTCGGGATGGCCTTGGCCAAGTCCTTCTCCTCGTCTTCAAGGATGCCCTGTGAGCGATTGAACAGGGTGACGGCAGCAGCCGTGCCAGCGGCTACGCTACCCATCGACGCCAGCCGCTTGAGGCCGATGAGCTGCATCGCCTGATTACCCGTCTGGGACCCCTCCTGAATCAGCTTCACGGCATATCTCACCTGCTTCACAGCGGTGCGAGCCACCTCAAACTCAAAGGCACCGAAGTTATTGGCCAGCGTGAGGGCGGAGGCCTGACGCAGGCGCCGTGGCACCATCTCCTGCGTGACGAAATCGTCCATCGTCTGGCGTGCTGCCATCCGCTTCATCGCGTCCAGAGGGATGCCCGTGCTGCCATACATCTGCTTTACCTCCGTCAGATTGCCACGGTAGATGGCGTAACGGGCGGCAACGTCGGCAAAGCCGTAAATCTTGCTGAACTTGTCCAGCACCTTGGAGGCATCCTTCTCCCGTGCCGCCATCGACATAAAGCTGCGAAGTTCCTCGCTGTCGGTGCCTCCACGAAGAACGCCCAAGGCACGCAGCTCCTTCAGTTCTTCAATAATCTTCAGGTTCCTTGCAGGGTCGCCTCCGGTCCAGCCTAGGTCGCGCATCGCCATCTTCACGCCCATCGCCAGATTGCTGATGTTGATCTTGCCTGAGGTGGCGGCCAGCAGGAGATTGCCAAGCGCCTGCGGGGCCAGCGCTTCTGGCAGGTTGCCCACGGTCTTCATCGCCTTGGACAACGTAGCCGCCTTCATAAAGTTGGCCATCACCGGACCGTCGCCAAACAGGTTGGGGCTCATCACCTCGCCCAGCGCCTTGGCAAACTGCTCAGGCACGTAAATATTGGCTAGCTTCTCCCCGATGATCGGCCTGTCTCCAAAACTCATCTTTACGAGACCCTTTTGCGTTCCCGGTGTAGTCGTACCAATGCCAGAGTTGATGATGAAGGCGGCCATCTCATCGTCATACTTAGCGTGTACCACCAAGCGCGACTGAGCGCTCAGGGTAGACTTCATCACCATAAACGGGTCCTTCACCTCACCCAACCACTCGCGTGCAAGAGGGGAAAGTTCGTGGCGACTCATCAGCGGAGAGCCCACATTGGTCCCCGTCTTGACGCCCACCTTGCCGCTGGCGGCATAGTAGACATCGTTCATCATCCGATGCATCGTGGCCGATGCAGCCACCTCGGCGTCCGCCATCGTGAAATACGGAACACCGGCCCCTTGTTTGGGGTTCCTCATAACCATTGCCCCAGATGGGGCATTCGACCCAGCGCCTTGGGCCTGTCTCAACCAGTTGTCATAAATCTGCTGTGATAGCTCCTTGTGGTAGGCCTCTCGAACATCGTCCCTGTCGTAGTCTACGCCTCGCTTGGCGTTTGGGTCGTGAGCCGCATAGCTTCGACGGAGATAGGACTCCTCGATTGTCTTTCGATCAATCGTCTCCCGAACGTCGGGGGCTAGGTTGTCGTAGTTATCCAGAATGTACTTGGAGTACTCTGCACGACTTTGACGCCATTTCTGGACGAAGGGGGCCACCGGCGTCGGGAGGATGCCGTAGCTCGCCCTTCCTTCCATAACGCTGAGGAGGTCTGCATCGGTCACCTGTGCCGCCGGATTGGCCTTGTTCCACTTCTCCGCTTCTCGCTTGGCCATCGTTGCCAGATCAACGGCATTGTCCTCTAGGGCCTTGGCCGTATTGATGCGCTCCACCGATTGCGTCTTCACCTCGCCTCCCACCACACGCTCGGGGGACACGGCCCGATTGAGGGCGTCCTTGTCCATTTTGGCCAATAGGCTGGGGATGTGCGTGGCTCCATACGCGGCAATGCCAGCGGCAGCAGCCGAAGTGAGGGCGTTTTCGTTGCCGCGCTCTCGCTCCCGGTTGTAGACGTATGCTCCAACGCTGGCACCCGTACCGATCTGTGCAGCTTGTGCCGCAGCATTGTTGGTGATGAAGCGCCCTGCTTGGGCATAGCGCCGCTCCACGCCACCGGCCACGCCACCAAAGGCAGCGCCCATAGCGGCAGATGGCAACACCTCGTCATAGAACGCGGGAAGGCGCCCCTCGTCGATGGCCTTTTCAGCCGTGGTGGAGATAGTAGCCGCTACCCCGCCCTCGGTGGCGCGGATAAGCATAGGGCGCAGGAAGCCCTGTGCCTTCATCACGGCCTTGGTGGCCACGCCACCCGGGATGGCTGCGCCAATGCCAGCCCCTGCCACCTGACCGAGCTTCACCTCGCGGCCCGTCTCCCGCTCCTGTAGCTTCTGGTCGATCCAGTTGCCTATTCCAGCGCCACCACCAGCACCGGCGAAAGCACCTACGGGTCCACCTACCGCAAAGCCGCCCAAGCCGCCCAGAAGGCCGCCGCCAACCTCAAGCAGGGTGCCACGGGCCTGAGTGAGGAGGTTGGTATCCTCGGCCTGAGCGGCCATCTGCATAGTATCCTCCCTAGCACTCGGCCCAGCCACCAACTGCTCGGCCTCTTCTTGGGTAGGCTGACGGTTGGCGTCTACTTCAAACGTGCCCCTGCTGGTTTCTATCCTGTAGATTGGCATCCACCTACTTTATCGGCGTTTTTCCATCTCCTCAAAGCGGGCCAGCATTTCGTCTAGCGTCGCCCCGGGCCCCCTGAACGCCTTCCTGAGCTTGGTCCTTTGCTCATCGGTCATACGGCGAAGAATCCAACCCGGGGACCTGTCCTCACGCTTTTTGGTTTGAGGAAGTTCCTGATTCAAAACCGCCTCCAGTATCTGCCGCTTTCGCGCATCGGCCTCCGACTCCTTGCGCTTTTGGGCCATCTCTTTGGACAGCTCGTCTATCTGATTGCTAAGGCGGACAGCCGTAGGCGATTTTTTATTGGAGAGCGAATCATACCTAGACATCAGGGTGTCCAGCTTGGACTTGTCCGTCAGGTAAGTTTTCTGATTTTCATCAGTTCTCCAGCTTTCAGGCGTAAGAACCCGCTTGGCCTCAAGGCCAAATGCACGAAGGGCATCTGCAACGGCCTCGTTTCGATCAGCGCGAACCTGTGCTGTGCTGCGTTCGGAGGCAGCATCCTTCATAGGGGAGGGCGCATTTGCCGAAACTGCGGGCGAAGGGGCGCTCTCTGGGCCAGAGAACGGACGGGTCTGGCCCATAAAGCCCGTGGGGGTCCCAGCCAAGGACAGATTTGAGGTCTGGGAAGGGGCTTGGGCAGGTGGCTGAGCAGGAGCCTGCCCGGAGTCTGAGAAGGGCCGAATGCCGCCAGTAAAGCCTGTGGCAGCCGCAGCCAAGGATAGGTTTGCGGGCTGAGCGGGGGTCTGTACAGTCTGCTGAGCGGGGGTCTGAGTGGAAGTCTGGGCAGAGGCCTGAGCGGGGGCCTGAGTGGAGGCCTGAGCGGGATTGGCAGGCTGCGTCGCCTGCATGTCCTGAGCCGAAGGCGCTGGCTCAACACTAACAGGCTTTGGCTTTCCCTTAACTAAAAGAGCTCCCTTGCCAAAGTCGCGCAGGCGAGAGGCCAGCTCCTCTCGGGCTTCCAGCTTGCCAGCATCTCCAAGGGCGGATCGCAGATTCTCGACCTGAATATCCTGCTCAAGGGCGTTTCCGTCCTTCTCGGCTTGCTGGAACGCCTTTGCATAGGCAGCAATCTTTTCTCCTTGGGTCGCAGGAGGCGGCTTCCCGGTGTCGATCTGAGTCGAAATACCCCTTACCTTGTCGGTAAGGATTTCTCGACCATTGGCGTCCACGCTAATCCCGAAGCCCTTTTCCGTGCCATCTCGCACACGTTTTAGGAAGTCCGAGTTGGCAGCGTCCTCCTTTAGCTTCTGATCGGCCAGCCTCTTATCCAATGCAGCCCGCTCACGAGCCAGCCCAAGCTGCTCAGCATTAATGACATTGCCAAGTGCGCGGCTAGCCGCTTCAGGCGGGAGACCGGCTTCGGCCACGGCCTTCACCTTCTCGTCGTAGGTCGTGTCCTTCGTGAAGCCACGAGACAGCTCGGAATACCTGCCCCAAGCCTCATCCGTCTGCTTGGCCTGATCGAGGTCGTAAGCCATCTTTTTAACAGATGCCTCCGCCTGTTTGGCGTACAACTGCTTCATCTGGGCCTCGCGAGCCTTCTCGGCCAAATCCACCGTAGTTTGAAGCTCGGCGTTGAGCTTCATATTATCATTCAGCGTCAGCCCGCCACCCTTGGCCATCTTTGCCATCAAGCCATCCAACGCCTTCTGGTCAGGAGCAAAGTTCTTGAGGGTGGGGTCTTGTGCAAACGCCCTGATGAGGGAGGCGTTGCGGCCTTCCAGAACAGCATTCTGCTCACGCTTCTTCAGGTAGTCCTGAAAGCCCTGTGAGACGCCCTCGGATAGGGCTGCTGAGCCCTGCATCCGGCCCTGTGCAGCCATCTGCGCCCCTTGCAGGAAGGGAGAATAGTCTACACGGCCAAGGGCCGGATTGATGCCTGAGCCAATAGCTGCCATAGTTTTGTTTAGTTAGCGTCCGCCTCCGTAGCTGAATCCTCCTCCGGGGGCGCTCCACGGGGTTCCGGTCTTGGCTAGTGAAGGAGGAGGCGTGGAAGCAGTAGTGTTGCCTCCAAACACATTTCCCCAGTTGATGTTCCCAGCCGCAGCTCCAAGGCCCTTGGCGATGTTGCCGTACATATCGCCGGTGACCTTTGCATTGGCCCCAGCAGCCGCACCAGCAGCGCCAGCCACGGCAGCGTTGTAGTTGGCCGTGTTGGCGTTGTTGGCAAGGGCCAGATTGACGCCAGCATCGAGGTTGAACAGCTCAGGCGTGTTGCGCGTGGACATATTCATCGCCGTGTTCAGGGCGTTGCCCCCCATCGAGATGGCGTCCGCATTGCGACCAATGCCAGACAGGGCCAGCGCAGCAGGCGTGATGTTGCCATACTGGTTAGCCAACTGATTGGCGAACGAGCGGTCGGCATTGAGCATATTCTGCTCCATCCCTGTCGTGGTGTTGAGCCGGTTGAATCGAGCAGTGAGTTCGTCCAGACCAAACTGACGATTGGCCAGTTGGGCCTGCATATCCTGCTGGGAGCCAAACTGGGACACATTGAAGCCCATCTGCTGATTGGCCAGATTGGCTTGCAGATTGGCCTGCTGATTGAGCCGCTGTACGTCCTGAAGGTTCTGGATGTTGAACATCCCGGCCTGCATTCCGGCTTGCTGGTTGGCAAGTGCAGCCCGCAGGAACGCATCTTGATTGGCCAGATTGGCCTGAAGGTTGGTCTGCTGATTGGCGAGGTCGCCACGCAGCATAGCATCCACGTTGAACTGACCAGCTTGAAGCTGATTGCCCACGTTGGCCTGCTGGCGCTGGATGTCCGTGCGGAGGACATCCGTAGCAAGCTGCTGGCCCATCTGCTGGGCCCCAAGGAGCTGCTGGTTAATCTGCTGCGCCATTGCAATGTCCTGAGCAGAACGCTCACGGGCCGCACCTGCACGGGCAAGGGCCTCACCCGTGATGGAGGCATTGTCCATCAGTCGGCCAGAACTGGCATAGCCCTCTCGGGAGCCCTGCGTAGCCGCACGGATTTCCTCAGCAGAGAGCTGGCCCGGAGTAGCCGCCCGAGCCAAACCCTGTTGCTGAAGGGCTTGCGAAAGGGGGCTTAGTTGCTGGCCCTGAAG